TTTTTAATTAGTTAAATTTTCTTGTTTTTATTTTTAATTTAGATGAATCTAATCCACTAATCGATTTTACTTTCAATCCGCCTATAAAAACGTTTCCATCGGCAACTTGCCTCGGTTCGTCTGTTGATGGGTTCTTGGAAGTTTCAATAACATTTTTAATGCCATCTGCCTTCCCTTGTTCATAAAAATGATGAGCTATTTTATCAGCATTCATTGCAGTGTACATAGCCTTGTGATATCCCCCAGCGTCAACCATATTACCCTCTTTATCTAAATATTGAGAAATAAAATTATTAACATCTACTTGGGATTCGCTAACTCTACTTGGATCATTAACCTTATACCTAAATTTCTTTTCACCTACCTTGAAATCAAAACCTTTGAAATCATCATTAAAAAGCTTTTTAGTATTTGATTTAAAATCTTCATGTTGTTTACTAGCTATTTGTTGCTGCGCATTGTATCGGTTGAAAAAGTCTAAAGCCTTTTGCTGTTCTGAACTTACTCCGGGTCTCAACTTGATTTCGTCGTAATATTTTTGTTTAGAACTTTCTAAATGACTTTTTGCTTCCGCAACTTCTTCTTTAAAAGCAAGCTTCTTCTTTTTGATTGTTCTTGCTTCATCCTCATCTTCATCAAAGTTGAAATTATCTTCTATTAAAAAAGCAATTTCTTCTTTATCAAGATGTGGTTTTGTTTGGGAATAATATTCATAAAGAACACTAGTATCATTTAACTTAGAATAATCTTTATTTAATGCTACATAATCTTCTACTGTACCCCCAGTTTCTTCCATAAAAGAAACTAATTTTTCTATATTTTCAGGTAAAACCACCTCAGGAGCCGCTACAGCTTGGGGTTGTTCTACTATTTCTTCTTTTTTCCGTACTTTCCTCAATAGCTTCTTCAACTATTTCTTCAATTGGGCTTTCTTCAGTTTCAACAACTTCTTTGGATTCTTGTACTTCCACGTTTTCGCTGGACCGTACTTCCCCATCCACCTCTTGTATATTTCCGGTTCGTGTATCCTCAGATACTCCTGTTGTTTTTCGCTCTGGAACGGCATTTCCTAAATCTTTTAAATCTTTTGTTTTTACTTTTATTTTAACTTTATCCGGCACAACTTCACCTTGTGCATTTGGATCATTTAAATCAACTTTATAAGGTTGATCTTCTTTGCCTAAATTTTTAGGCCTTTTAGGTGACTTTAATTTAAATTCACCTTCCTGTTTTACTTCTGTTGACATAATATAATATTATAAAATTAATAATTGTTTAGACTATAGGTTGAACCATTTCATTACCCATAGGCCCTAAATTTACATCAAAATCTCCACCTTCAAAATCTATAGGGAGACTTGCGTTTTGTCTTTGTGCAATTAACTCACTTTGCTGAGTTGCTTGAATTTTTGTTCTTTTATCTTTTCTATCTTCAATATCTTTTTCCTTACCTAGCCCTACTGTAGCTTCAATTTGTGCTAATTGTTTATCATATTCAAATTCTTGGGCCATAAGTTGCTGCTTAATTTGTAATTCTAATTGCATTCTTTCAATTTCAAATTGCGATTTAGCTTGCTCAATAGTAACTTTTTGTTCTGTCAATGCTTGCTGTTTTTGTACTTCAGCCATCGCTAATTGTTCTTGAGATTGAGTATTGGCTTGTGCTTGAGCCTCTATAAGCTGTTGTTGCTGTGCTTGATCTCTTTGAATTTTCTGTCTACGTTTTTGCTTTAATAGTTGATTAGCTAATTTAAGATTTTTTATTTGTCTTATATCTATAGCGTCCTCTAAGTCTATGCCTTGTTGCTGTAGTGCTACTTGAATATTTTGTTCTAATATTGCTTTATCTTCTTCCTCTGGTTCTAATTCTAAATAAATACCAAAATCAAAAGTATTTAAATTAGATATTTCTGCTAATGTTTGCGCATTAAATAAGGATATACTTTCTATTAACGCATTATGTGTTAATGGGAAACTTAATACATCTACTAATTTTTTAGAGATATTTTCGCAAATTCTTAAAGCTAAATAATGACTAGCTTGATTTATATGCTTAGTAGCTATATTAGATGCGTTAGCGGCCATTTTTTGTAACCCTACTAAAGCATCTTTATCTGGCATACTACCATCACGCGCTTCATTAAGTCCGGTCACATCTCGTATTAATTGCAAATAATATTGATAAGTTTGAACTAATGCGGCTAATTTTTGACCACCAGCCGAAGACTGTAGTTCTTGAATAGGAACTTTACCTCTATTAAGTTCGCCGTCTTGAGTTAAAGACCTACCAATTATCGAACCAGTCTGGAAATACATGTTCAATGCCTCTGCTGGGTTGTAATTTGTACCATTACCAAGATCAACTTCTGCTAACCCGTCCATATCTAAGAATACTCCGTCTGGAACCATTCTTGCCAATACTTGTTGCATTTTTAAATGAGTTAACTGAATCATATCAGCAAAACCAGTTATTTTGCTTACTAAAGATTCAATTTTACCCTTATACATTCTAGGAGCACAAATTCCATAATTCATTTCTACCTTAGTTGTATCACCCAAAGGCCTAGTCATATTTTCAGCCAATTCCCATTTCAACATAGTATCTGTCCCTAATACTTTTACTCCTTCATATAATACCTCTATACTTCTAGAAACTCTATTATAATTATCACTTAGAGGAGGATTAAATTCATCTGTTTTTTGAATTATTTTTTCTAACCCATTTTCAGTATGTTTTAATTTAAACACTTGATTCATATAGGTCTTATATTCAAAATATAATATTTGGACAGTATTATTATCGTAATTACCCCATCCAGTAATATATTGCCTATTACCTGGCATTTCTTGAATTCTTTGCAATTCTTCATTAGAAATATGAGGAAATTGTTTTTTAAGCTCTGGTATAGTAATAGATTTAACTTCACCTACATAATATATATCTTCAAAATTTGGGTCTTCTGTATATGAATATACTACATAAGCTGGATCAACATAATCTATAGTAATACCATTGGCCTTGTTAAAATTAGTTTTAGCACATGCAATACCACATACCACTAAATCCTGATTTAATCTTCTTTTTGTTAACTCCCACTTATTTTGAACTAAAGTTTGAGTAATTGCTTCTTCTTCTGCAATTTCTATAGATTGTTTATAGCTTAATTGCATATGGAGTTCTAATTCTTCTTTAGTTTGAGGCAAATCTAAAGGTGATAAATTAGATTGTGATACATCTACACCTAAATTAGCTTTAGCGCTATTAATTAAATCAGCGGCATATATATCCTGCGCAATAGCAGTTGCATAATTAGTACGCTGTTTAACTGACTGAGGGTCTTGTGCGTAAGCTTTAATTTCATATTCTTTATTAGATATGCCATTTACAACTATATCCACAAATTTAGAAATAACAGGTACTGGTTTCCAATCTAAATTAAGATAAGACAAATCCCCATTAATTGCTAATTCATCTTTATATTTTTGAACCGGTTGCTCCCCTCTTGCATATAATCTTAAGTAATGATAGTTATTCCAATTTGTTAAATATCGATTACCATTAGTTCTACCATGATTAAACCACTCTGTCTCAATAGCCATTGCTACTTGGGAACCATATTCAAGTGAAGCTTTTTCTGCATCTGGTACTACCTGACTTGGAAAAGCGCTATTAGAATTAGTGTATATTTTCATTTATTCAATTATTTTTGAAACTACTCCTGTGTTTGTATATTTTTTAATTCCTAAATCATAGATTTTTCTCTCGATTATAGGATTAGGTCTATATTTATGTTTATTACAAGCCATTATAGCAAGCCCTGAACTTATAGAAGCATCATGAGATGTTCTGTTATTTATATTAAATTTAGCCCAATCTTGCAAAGTTCTTTGGAAATACAAATCTCCATATGTGCCATCCTGTCTTAATCCAATAAAATCTTCTATATAAGATTCAATTGCCGCCGCATGCGCTTGTTTTATATCTTCAGAAGAATTAGGTATCCCACCTATTTCTCTTTCTGTTACGGATAATTTAGTATATTTTTTATCTGGTCTATTTATAGAATATCCTCTGTATCCTCTTCTTTTAAAATAATATAATAATCTTGGTTTATTATTTTCCGCTAGTATTGGCATTCCGTAAAATATACATGCCATTAAAACATCTTCAAAAAATATCTCAGCTGTTTGAGGTCTAGCAATATATTCTAAGAAAAAATGATTAACAGGATGATTTTCCATAGAAAACTTGGTTAACCCATGTAAAGATCCATTAGAGCCTCTAGAGTCTACTGTACCAGATATATCATAAGGGTCACATCCAAATGCTCCCATATGTTCATTACCAGGGTGTTTTTTGCCATTTTTAATTCTTATTTTATTTTGTAAATGAGGGGATGGAACCCAAGAAATAAAAAATCTACCTTTATTATTAGGGGCAAATATTACTTGTGTATCTTTTACACCATCAGCCCAGTGGAAATTTCCTTGTGTTATTAATCCGCTGTTTTTAACATCAGAATTCCAATCTACTTGCTCATATATTTTAGTTAAATTAAATAATGAGGATTTTGCCTCGTCTCTAAAAGCATGTTCTTCAGTTCTCGGAAATTGTCTATAAAATTCATTTAAGGCATCATGGTCTCCTTTTAAACCATCAACTTCATTTTGCCAATAATCTATTACACCTATTTTAATTGACGTTCCATGAGTATCCGTGGTGTTGGTTTTTGGTGTATCGAATACAGGTAATCCATAAGAATCAATGTATCCTTCGTAATTCCATTCCATAGGAATGAACAGACTATAGAGTCCTGAGCGAGTCTGTCCATTGGCATTTCTTTTTGTAACGTCTGAATCATAATATAATTTTTTAAAGTTATCCCCGCCTTTATCTAAAGCATTGGATGTAGAGCCCATCATACATTTACCAATAATTCTACTACCTAATCTTAATGTGGTTTTAGTAACCCTCCAGTTATTTAATATATTGTTAGGTCTTTCCCATTTACCGCTCTCATCATGTACTAATAGTTTCAGTTTTTCACCATCATAACTATTATCTCCAGTATTTTTCCAATCTATTGTAGTATCTAATCCTTGTAAATCGATAGCCATGTCCCCACTTATAATCTTTCTTCTAGTAAATTTAGAAGCTGGTACTCTATATGCTAACTCTGTTTTAGGACGATCCATACCATCTTGGATAGGTTTAAAAAAGAATGGATAATTAACTGAAATGGGCACAACCTTATCAGTAAACATAGTTTTAGCATCTTGTCCAGTTTTAGATAATATTCCATATCGTGAATCACTAGAGATTGTGGCTAAATTAATTATTTCTCCCGATCCCATAAAAGAAAATCCTGATCTACGGTTTTTAAGATAACAAATTCCATAACACCTAGTATCGGCCTTACATGCTTCCCAGAATATAAAAAACAACCTATTTGCTTCTCTAAAATCTGGTGGCCCAACATCAATCTTGCTCCATTGCAAATACATATAATGAGTACCTGTAAGATATGTTGGGACTCCTTTATTATAAAACCAAAACCCTTCCTCTCTTTTATTGAATTCTTCATCAATATAATCATGCCACTTTTCTTTAAATTCTTCTGGGTATTGCTCCCAGTCAAAAATAGTTTTTATTTTATGTAGAACTTTGGGTATAGGTATTCGCTCCCAGCTGTTATTTTCAAATTTTACTATATTTTTTGGAGCCTGTGGGAGAGCTATTTTTAAACCTTGGATTTCATATACTTCTCCAATTACCCCTGTTTTACTAATAACTATAAAATCAAACTCTTCATTATATCCATACTCCCATTTCTTATATCTATTTTTTTGTTTAAGAATTTTAGGCTTAATATAATTAGGTAATATTTTATATAAAGTTTGTTGATACATTATTTAGACCTCCCTTCTGCAAAACCCTTAAATTTACTCGGTTTTTTTACTTCTTTTGGTTTTTCCTCTAACACATTTTTTTCTTCCTCAATTCTATTTAGAATTTCAAAAGCATCGAATATAGCTAATTTTTTAGTAGCTGCAGCATTCTTAAGTCTATCCGCTGAAATATCTGTATCAGAATCAACAATAGGCTCTTTAGCTACTTTAATTAATTCTTTAACCGCTACTTGCCCAGCTTGGATTATATTCAGCTTGGTTTTCTTTGTTTCCATACTTTATAACAATATCATTTGATTTCATACAATATAAACGCCTTTCATTAACTATAAAATCATACTCTCCATAGGGAGTATATCCTACTGTATCACCTTCTTTTATCCCTAGCGCTTTTAATGAACTATTACCTATTTTTAATACTCCAATAAGTTTTTGTTCTTTTTCAATACTTAATTTATTATCATTTTTTAAAGGTTGGATAAAACATCTATCATTAATAGATTCCCATTTATCTTTTCTTTTATATAAATATACCTGATCTAAAGCACAAAAATATAAATCATCTTTAAAAAAAGATCTACTTTTCTTTTTTATACCTTTTATATCATAAAATGTTCTAAAAACATTATGATGAATTAAAATAATATCACCCTTTTTTATAGGTGTTTCTATTTCTAAAGGAGTTTCAATTACAATACCTAAATTATTAACAAATTTAAAACTTTCAATTTTTGTATTTAATATAAGCTCTAATCCATCAATTTTAATTTTATTATTATAAGTTTCCCCTAAGGGTTTTATAATAAAATCATATAAAGCTCTCATTAATATTCTAAATCATATTCAATGGATATTGCCATGTTAGAATTAAACTTCTTCCAAGGCAATACCTCATCATTTTTCTTTATATAAATATTATAAGAATTGTCAGCACTGTCTAATATGATATGGGAAATTTCATGACCCCCATAGACTTGCTGCCCTAAAGAATAGTGCATAGCATCATTTTTATAATCTGACCCTATGCTTATTTTTCTTATAATAGAACTTGTATTCATAACCTATTTTTCTGAAGGTTTTGCTTGTTCTATTTCTTCATAAGAACCATCCTCTAAATTAATATTTACTGAACCATATTTTTTTTCAAGGTCAGTTTTAATACCTTGTAAGGCAGTATTAAATTCCTTATAAGCTTCAGTTACTTGTACTTTTTGAGCCTCTAAAGCCCCAAGATCCATTAATACTCTTTGTAATTTAGATTGATGTTCTTTTACTGTTGTTAATTCTTCTTCAGTTATTTTTTTAATTTCTTCTTTCATTTGATTTAATTTTAATTATTACTTTATTTATTATCACTTATTAATACGTGATTTTACTTTTTAAATATACTACTCGCCTTTTCTGTCGTTCGTCCACCGAAATAGGCTAAGACGACTGACATCATTATCTTCTCGAAAGTATCATTCCATAATTCATTTATATGAAATGGTAAAG